GCTCGCTGAGATCCTGGAGAGCCTACAGGCCGAAGGCATCGACACGAAGATCGCAGGCTACGGGGACGACGACCTCTCCGACCTTCTAGCCTCTCTCGACTCCGATCCTATCGGCCCCGACGACATCGAGCCCGAGGCACCGCCGGAAGATCCCGACAGCAAGCGCGGCGAGGTCTACGAACTCGGACCGCATCGACTGATCTGCGGTGACTGCCGAGACCCCGACACGGTGACGGCACTCCTCGACGGTCGGAAGATCAACGTCGCGTTCACATCCCCACCCTACGCAAGCCAACGCAAGTACGATGAGAGCAGCGGCTTCAAGCCGATACACCCCGACGAATACGTTGAGTGGTTCGATGCGGTCCAGGCCAACGTGCGAGAGCACCTAGCAGATGACGGATCGTGGTTCGTCAACATCAAGGAACACTGCGACGACGGGCAGCGGTCGCTCTACGTCAAAGATCTCACCCTCGCTCACGTTCGTCGGTGGGGCTGGCGGTTCGTCGACGAGTTCGCGTGGACGAGGCCCTCGCCGCCGGGAGCTTGGCCAGACCGATTCAAGAACGGCTTTGAGCCGGTGTTCCACTTCTCGATGGCGCGCGTCAAGTTCCGCCCCGAGTCGGTCGGGCATCCAAGCGGGTCCGTCCCGGTTCCGTCGAGCAAGGCCGGTGCCAATAAGTCAGGGCCCAACGGGGAGTACTGGAACCTGAGCCTGGAAACCTCACAAGGTTTAGCTTTGCCGTCCAACGTGATTAAGGTGTCGGGTGTCGCGCCTGGGACCGGACACACCGCTGCGTTCCCCGTCGCACTCCCCGCCTTCTTCATCCGCGCATTCTCCGACGCATCCGACGCGATCTTCGATCCATTCCTCGGCAGCGGAACGACACTGATCGCCGCAGCGAAGGAAGGCCGCGCCTGCTACGGAGTCGAGATCAGCGAGGGATACTGCGACGTAATCCGCAAGCGGTGGACAGCCTGGGCCAAGGAAGCAGGTCAAGACCCAGGGCCGGGGGCGCTTGACTAATGACGGTCGCTACTAGCACAGGAGGCGCGGTCAATAAGCGGACCACGATCAAGGAAAAGAAGCGCAGGCTCGACCTCGTAGAGCGCACGATGGCGGAGGCGGGGTGGAGTGGTCGCGTTGTGCGCGCCCTCGCTGCGCAGCTCGACGTGGACCAGCGCACGATCTACTGCTACCGAGACGAAGTGCTCGACGACATCGAGAAGGCATACAGGGGCATCGACCGCAGCCGGGCTCGGGCTGAGTTCATCGCTCGACTTCGCGACCACCAAGCGCACGCTCGCGGGATCGGCAGCATGGGAAGCGTGAGCGGGATGATGGGGATCGAGGCTCGGGTACTCGGCATCGACCGACCGCTAGAAGAGACAGACGCCGACGACCACAGCAACCTCACCCGAGACGAGCTCCTCGACCGTCTAGCCTCCGAGCTGGACCCCGAGATGGTCGAGGCTATCCGAGTTCGGCAGAGGCACTAGGTGCGGCAGTCCAAACTAGAGATCGTTCCCTGCACGCTCCGAGCTGCCTCGGCTTACGTCGAGCAGCACCACAGACACCACAAGCCACCGCAGGGCGGGCGGTTCGCTTGCGCGGTAGCCGACGAGGGCGGGACGGTGCGAGGCGTGGCGATCGTCGGAACTCCCGTAGCTCGGCTAGCTGCGGACGGATGGACAGCCGAGGTCGTGAGGGTCGCCACAGACGGACACGCTAACGCCTGCTCTGCGCTCTACGGTGCGTGCTGGCGAGCTGCTCGGGCTCTGGGATACAAGAAGCTGATCACCTACACGCTAGAGGACGAGGGCGGAACCAGCCTCCGCGCTTCGGGTTGGCGATGCCTCGGTGAAGCTGGGGGCGGCGAGTGGTCTAGGCGCTCGCGCCCGAGGGTCGATGAGCACCCGACCCAGGTCAAGATGAAGTGGGCGAGGACTGCGTGATCTTCTCGATCTGGCACATCAAGCCGAGGAGCGCCCGCCGGATCTGCGTCGGATGCCTCGCTCTGTACTTCGGCCCGCCTTGGTGCTCGGATGATGACTGTAAGGGCTTTGGCGAGCCGCTCTGCCAGGAGGCAACATGAACGACGACGACGACACAGACCGGGCGTGCATCGCCTGCCCAGCCACCTACACCGGAGGCATCGAGTGCCCCGACTGCGGGGAGCCGGGCGAGCCGCTAGAGGACTAGAACGACAAAGGCCCGCCGAAGCGGGCCAGAGTCTCGGGGGATGATGCTAGGCTAGATCTCGGTCTGGGTTCCAAGAGAAATCACGAGGCCACCAGCAACCCGTCATCATCCTGATAGCTGCCTTCTTCGCCCCGCTCAAGGTCTTGCGCTCAAAGGATCCGACCCAGCCAACGTCTCCGCAGTAAACTTGGACCGAGTAGGCGCGCTCGCCGTCCTCGCTCCATATGATTGTAGCCTCATCGCCCACGCGGGTGTCCGCGTCGCTCCATGAGGTGAGCGCGTGATACCCGCGCCGAGCGACCGGGGAAGGTCTGAAGGTGAGGGCGGGGAAGTCGCGGAAGTCCGCCTCAGGCCACCTCCGCAGAGAGGGGGCCAACACCTCGGGCGAGGAGTCGCGCCGCCCAGCCGGGATGCTCGGCCGCGTCGTCCATTCCCGGGCCGACCTCGTGGCCGTTCTGGGCCGAGTCTATCCGCGAGTCGCCGGGGGTCGAGTACAGGGCGGCCGGGACGTTGCGCCACTCCCCGGCCGAGTAGTTGTACGTGGGGCTGGACATCGAGGGCTTGATGTCTGCGAAGTGCTCGCCAGCCGCCAGCCGCGCCAGCTCGGCCCGGTTGAACTTCCAGATCGAGCCGTCCGCGACGATGTAGCCAAACTTGATCTTGAGGTCGCTCATTATCTTGTCTCCTTCGGGCTTCAGTGCCCCTTGACTGTCTTTATTCTACATACGTTTAAGATAAGCACAAGGCTTTTTTGTAAATACGTAAAAGAAAGTTAGAAAGCGCAACACGTCGCCCTAGTGCTACGCTCTCCCCGTGTCGCTAGCTTCCGCCCTCTCTGCCGTCTCAGCTAATCCGCTCGCCCGCTATCAGCCCCGACCTGGGCAAGAGCGGTTCCACCGAAGCCAAGCGCAGACGCGATGCATGCGAGGGCCGAACCAGATCGTGGGGAAGTCCTACGCCGGGTGCGCCGAGGCTCTGTGGTTCCTGACGCACACTCACCCTTACCGGGAGATCCCCGACCGACCCGTCGCCGGTCGCCTTGTTCCCTACTCAGACGACAGCAGCAAGGAGATCGAAGGCAAGCTATACGAACTGCTTCCCAAGTCGCTGCTCCATCCCGACTGCCGCTATCACCCAGACCGAGGCTTCACCACCGGGCGTCGTCGGATGCTCAGGCTACGGACAGGTGACAGCATGGGGATCGTCTCGCAGTCTGCGGGCACCCTGGCGGCGGCGGGCTCAACCCTCGACTTCGTGTGGTTGGACGAGCCGCCCGAGCGGAAGATCTTCGCGGAGGCTCAAAGCCGGGTGCTAGTTCGCAAGGGCTGCCTCTGGCTCACCCTCACCCCGGTCGGTCGTCCGGTCGGATGGCTCAAGGATGCGTGCGAGGATGGGCTGATCGAGGACATCCACGTCGAGCCTACGCCAGAGAACACCGGGCTAAGTGAGGAGGAGCTTGACGCGATCAAGCAGATGATCCTCCCAACCGAGCGCCCGCAGCGATTCGGTGGAGAGTGGGAAGGGGCGACGCCTGATCGCTTCTACGGGGCATGGCATGACGGGATGGTGAGCAAGGAGCTGCCCGACTGCGAGCTACAGATTGGGATCGGCATCGACCACGGCGAAGGCCACGGGCGACAGGGTGCGCTGCTCTGCGGCTTCGACACTCGCGACAAGAGCAACCCGCGTGTCTACTTCCTCGACGAGTACACGAGCCAAGGCCACAGCGGGATCGAAGAGGACGCCAACGGGATCCTAGATATGCTCGGGCGCTGGGACCTGGGACCCGAGGCGGTGGACATCGCACGCGGTGACACGAACTCAGCGGGGAAGAGTGAGGCCGGCTATCGCGTGAACCAACTTCTGGAGCAGAAGATCGCGGTCCTCTCCGGCCTACCGCCCGAGGCTCCACCCTTCCGCATCAAGGCGGCTCGGAAGGGGCCGGGCTCGGTGGCGTACACTGCGAGGCTCTTGCACTCCGCGATGGTCAAGGGGTCGATGATCGTGCACCCGAACTGCGAGGCGCTGATCGCAGGCTTCCGTCACTGGCGGGGACCGGGCGGCACGTCCCAGAATAAAGAGCTGTCTCACATTCTCGACGCTGCCCGGTACATTGGCCGGGAGTTCCTCGACACGAGGCACCGCAACACCGACCGGATCAAGGTGCGTTAAGTGTTGACCTCGCCCGCCATCCGCCCTTACCCTGAGCGGGGCGACTCACGGACGGGCACCGAGGACACATGAGCCAAGACACAGCACTCTCTGACATCCCGCCCCTTCCGTCCCAGGACGACGAGGCACGCCGCACCCACTCCCGCCTCCGCCGCCGGCTACTCGAGGGGCAGTGGAAGCAGGACCTTGAGAACAAGTGCCGCGAGTTCTTCCCCGTTGGCACCGTCGATCGCCTCGGTGTACTCGATACCAGCCGCAACCTCTTCGGCACTATCGTTAAGCAGCTTGCGATCCAATACGACAATCCGCCCCGAGTCACGCACGCCGACGCCGACGTGGACGAGTTCGCCACCCGCGTTCGCCATGATGGCTTGTGGGCTATCGGAGCCCGGAACGCGAGGAACACGATCGGGATGCGCGAGGGCTTGATCCGCACCGACTACACGACCGAACGCGGCGAGCTGCTCTACCGGGCCGTCCCTTCCGATCTGGTCTACGCCGAAGCAGCGGCAGACAATCCCGACGAGCCCAACCTAGTCGTCGAAGCCCGGCTTGCTTCGCTCGACATCGGAGACGGCAAGGGCGAACAGGACCGATGGACCTGGGACGTTCTCGACATCCGCGATCCGCAGGATCCGAAGTACCGGGTCCTCTTGCCCGGTGGACGCGCCCGCATCGAAGAAGCGGCCGACATAACCGAGCAGGTGCTTGGTGGCAGCTTCAGCGGCGGAGACTACCCCTACGTCGTCGAAGCCTCGGCGGTCCTCCCTTACAGTTTATTTCATGCGCAGCGCACGGGTGAGTTGTTCAACCCTTACGAGAACTCCGAGCAGGTCGAGTGCACCTTGCACATTGGTGCGCTCTGGTCCTTCTGGGCTTACTTGTGCCGGGACGCGGCCTACTCGCAGCGGTGGGCGATCGGCGTCCAGCTCGGCGGTGGTGCCATCCGGGGCAGCGGCAAGGCGGCACGCAAAGAAGTACACCTTGACCCGACCTCGATCGCGATGTTCACCGAGGAGGTGCCCGGCGGCGGCAGGCTCGGACAGTTCGGGGCGAGTGTAGATCCCGAACGATTCCAGCTTGCGATCGACTCCTATGAGCGCGCATGCCTCGGCCACAGCGGCCTGAGCCCAGACGACTTCCAAAAGAGCGGAGGCGCTGCCGAGTCCGGCTATGCGATCGCCCTCAAGCGTGAGACGGTCCGCAGGATCCAGAAGGCCAGCGAAGCGCAATTCGAACGAGCCGACAAGGAAGTGCTGGCCCTCTCCGCTGCGCTCCTCAACGCGAACGAGGGCGGCAACCTCCCCGAGTCCGGCTACTCGATCCGATACATGGCAGTCCCGCCGACACCCTCGGAGCGGCAAGCCCGAGTCGCGGAGGCTACGTCCCTGCTAGAGGTCGGCCTAGCTTCCCCGGTCGACATCGTCCTAGCTCAGCATCCCGGCATGGAGCGAGCCGAAGCAATCGCACACTTAGAAACAATCCGCCAAGAGCGGGCACTCTTCCCGACTGTAGGAGGCGGGCACCAATGAGCGACGACACCCCGAAGACTTACACCGAGGCCCAGGTGCAGGAGTTGATCCAGACACGGACCTCCGAGCTGCGCGACTCGCGCAACGCACTCACCGCCGAGCTAGCCGAGCTACGTCCCACCGCTTCGGCATGGGAGCAGAAGGCGGGCGCGTTCCAGGCTGAGCTTGAGACGCTCTCCGAGGTGCGCTCCCAGCTCGACGGGCTCCAGTCGAAGCACGCAGAGGCTGAAGCTCGATGGGGCCAAGACCGGGTGCTCCTCGGTGCTGGGATCAAGGATGCCGATGTCTCCGACGTGCTGCGGTCGAAGTTCGCACGCGCCGAAGAGCCCGGCGAGTTCTCCGACTGGTTTGAGCGAGAGGGCCGGAACACTCCGCTTGTCGCTGCGTTCTTGTCCCCCCAGTCCTCGACGCAGGCAGATCCCCACCTCGCGGATCCTGTCCCTCTCGCTCCGACCTCCCCGCAGATGCCACAGGCCAACGCCGGCCGCAAACCAGCCCCGCCCGCCGCTCAGCCCTACACGCCGGGCAGCATCGCGAGCATGAGCCGCGACGAGTTCCGGCGACAGAAGGATTCGCTACTCAACGGGCTGAAGGTCCCGCTTTAGACTTGACGGACGGCGCTCGGTGCGCCTAGCCTTAGTGCGTCGGGTCCTCTGCTAGGTCACTCCCACCTCACGGGCGAAGCAAGAGCACCGACCGAAGCGCCGGTCACTCCCACCTCACGGGCGAGCGCAGCGAAGATTGAACCAACATCTACGCGCCGCACAGCGGCAGGAGTGATCCACAATGGCAAACGAAATTACCTATACCGCACAGGGTGCCGGGGCTTTTAGGGCCACGGAAATCTTTAACTCGCTCTTGTGGGATCTGGTCTACGACCGCACCGATCTCCGACAGCTCTGCGTCAAGCTCGGCGATCTCGGGGGCTCCGGCTCCGCGAAGCTCACCACGCCCCAGGCTGACTGGAACATCCCGATGGCCGCAGCCAACGCGGACGAGGTGACAGCCGCAGGCAACTCGGCAGTCAGCGACAGCCAGCTTGTTCTCACCGTCGCCCAGCAAATCATAAGTTTTGAAATCTCGGATCTCATGAGCGTGACTGGCTCGGCCGGTAACCTCGATCTCGCACGCCTTGCCGAAGCAGTGAGCAGCGCTTACAGCCTCCGCTTCACGGATCAGGTCTGCGGCGTGATTGACGGCTTCACCGCGACGGTCGGGACGAGCACCGTCGATATGACGGTCGACGACTTCTACGCTGCCATGTTCGCTCTTGAGCAAGCAGTTGTCAGCGGTCCCTACGCCTCCGTTCTCTACCCCACCCAATTCACAGATCTACAGGAATCTCTGCGCTCGGAAGGCGGAGCACTTTCCTTCTCCGCCCCGACCGCTGAGATGCTCGCGATCAAGGGTCCCGGCTTTGCTGGCTCCTTCCTCGGTGTTGACATCTGGAAGAGCGACTCGGTCGTGACTGCTAACGCAGGTGCTGACAGCGCGGGGGCCATGTTCGGCCTCGGTGGTGTAGCATACGCGGAGGCCAGCGCCTCGGGTGCCCTGCCCGGTAGCATCGCAGCTCCCGCGATGAGCCCGGTCTATGCTGAGTTTGAGCGTGTAGCCGACCCCGGTTTGTGCCGGGTCATCGGTCACGCCTTCAACGCGGTAGCCCTCGGTGAAGACGCGCGCGGCGTGTCCATCATCACCGACCGATAAAGCTATGGCGGTTCACGGTTACTTGAGTCTCCGTGACTCCTCTCCCTTGACCTTCGGGGATGCGGTTAGTTCCGCGCTTCGTAGGTCCAGGGAGGGGGCCGCTCATGCTTCCGGCGAGCGAACTCCCGACGGGTGGATCATCCGTTTTCACAAGACGGGCAAGGATGGCAAGGCTGGTAAAGCTGCTCTGTCCTCCTGGGTCGTCACTCCCAACACAGTCAAACGAGGGTAGGACTTCATGGCACAGGTATTAGGAAAGCGCGTCACTCAAGCCGAACGGCTGGACGCAGTTAAGATCCCGAGGCGGGTTAAGAAACAGACCCGGTTTCTGTACAAACACCACCCGATGCGCTTCATGTTCGTCGGCGGCGAGTGGCTGCCCCAGCTCTCTAAGCTCCGCATTGATCCCGGTGTCGGCGGAGTCGTCACAGGCGGCGGGATCGATCTCGCAGTAGCAGGCAACATGCGGCAGGGCTGGCAAGTGATACAGCCCTCCGACGCACGCCTTGGTGAATATCAAGACTACATGGTCGCCCTCCCACACGCGGCAGGCGGCAGCACCTACGTCGACCCCTTCCAGAAGGTCACCGTTGAGGCGGGGCGGATGTTCGTCGAAGAGGGCGGGGACAATTACTTTGCCTTCCTTCGCCACCTCATCGAGAGCGGTGTCGTTGCTCCTAGCTCCGCCAACGTGAAGGAGATCAAGCTGCACGACATCGAGAAGAAAGTCGAGCGGCTGCAAGGTGCCGTGTCGGTGAACCCTGCGAACCAGATCGCA